ATTATCGGTGTTCTTTGCTCCGAATATTCAGAAGAAATCATGATAATTTCTGGTGACAAAGATTTTATTCAGCTCCAAAAATATCCTAATGTAAAACAATTCAGTCCGATTACTAAGAAAATAATAAGTGGTGAAAATTCTGGCACATATCTTAAAGAGCATATCTTTAAGGGTGACACTAGTGATGGAGTACCTAATGTTCTATCTCCTGACAATACATTTACTGATGGCTTACGACAAAAACCATTAAGTAAAAAGAAAATTGCTTCATGGGTGGAACATGATTTTGAAGATGTTGCTCCTAATGATGAAGTGAAAAGAAACTACCAAAGAAATCGCAAATTGATTGATTTGACATACACACCAGAAGAACTTTCTTCAGAGATAATTAATACATATAAGGAAGCTCCATATGGTGATCGCAGCAAACTACTAAATTACTTTATACAAAAGAGATTGAGAACTCTCACAGAATCCATAGGAGAATTTTAAAATGAATTTATTAATTTCAGAAATTTTGGAAAAGGTTTCAAAAGTCAAGACTAAAAAGGATAAGGTTGATATCCTAAGAGAAAATGATCATCAATCTTTGAGAATGGTTATTAAGGCTTCCTTTGATCCAACTATTGAGTGGGCATTACCAGAAGGTGATGTTCCTTATACTCGCAATGAGGCCCCAGAAGGAACAGAGCATTCTTCTCTGTCATACGAATCTCGTAAGTTGTATCATTTCATTCGTGGTGGTGATAATCAAATTAATCAGAACAAGCGAGAATCAATGTTCGTTCAACTATTAGAAGGTCTTCATGAGAGTGAAGCAGCACTTTTGGTGGCTGCAAAGGACAAGAAATTGCATCAAATGTATAAGGGTCTTTCTGCTCCTGTAGTCAAGGAAGCATTCAATTGGAATGATGAATATATGGTTGATGACCATCATGTTTATCCTCAAACACCCGGCCCAGCAAACGGGTAATGACAGATTATCGAACTTTTTTACAGAATCGTTTAGAATCAATGACTTAGGAGGTACGATTTCTCTTGACAAACCCTTCTGACTATGGTACTATTAGGTATAGTCAGAAATAAGGAAGACAGAGACATGAACAACGAAATGACTGCCCTGATTGAGAATATCAAAAAGGACTATTTTGAGTGGACCACGGGTTGTGCGGCCGCCGCTGGTCGGTGCATTCTGAGCGATACCAATAAGGAAATGATTGATAGGTTCAATGATAATCTGACCTACAAGACAGGTTCCAAATACATCAAGGTCTTCACAGAAGGCGGTAGTGTTTGGGGTTTTGTTGTCAATACATTCAAGGACAAGAAGTTTGCCAAAGGTGACATTCTGAAGGCTGCGGGCTATAACGCTCCTGCTCGGAACGCTGCACGGGGAAACATCATTGACGGTGGTTACACCATTCGGTGGACCGGCCCCCTGTATCTGAAATAATTTGAGGAAATTATGATACTTCACATTAAAGGTTCTAACAAAGCAGTTCGTAGATTGATCGAAACGGCTGCTTGGTTTTATGCTGAGAAATTGATGGGTAAAAGACTTATGGAAAGTCTGGAAATTACCATTAATCTCAAGAAAAATCTTCTTTCTAAGGAAGGCTTCGAAGGAACAGCGATGTGGGAAGATGACAGCTATCGGCCAAAAGAGTTCACTATCGAAATTGATACTACTGCAAAAATTCGGAATATTCTAATCACTCTTGCTCATGAAATGGTTCATGTTAAACAGTGGGCAAAAAATGAAATGTATGAGTATATGAATGTGGCGGGGATGGTTCGATTTAAGGGTGAAAAAATCCATATGGAAATAACTGATTATTGGGATTATCCTTGGGAGATAGAAGCCTACGGTAAGCAGTTGGGTTTGTTTGTTCGGTTCTGCGAACATATGGGTTTTGAACGTGAAGATATGAAAGAGGAAGCATAATGGGTAAGATGAAAAATTGGATGATGGACATTGAAGAGTTTTGCGACGGATACGATTATGGTGAGGGGGTTGCCTTCGTCTACACCGACATCATTATCGATGAGATTGTTGAGGATGTTGGAATGTACTTTAAGTCTAATGATGCAGGAAACTATGCCCGCCAGTATATCACTACACAAATGGGTGAGTTCTAATGAATCTTGCTGCAATTGTCTTGGCAGGGGTTGTTTCAACTGTTGCCATTCAAACGCAAGAGGTTCCAGATAGAGCTCCAGAGTGTCTTGCACTCAACATGTATTATGAAGCCAGAAGTCAAGGAACTGCTGGTCTTTTTGCTGTATCTGCGGTGGTACTAAATCGTGTCAATGATAAGCGATTTCCTAACAGTGTCTGTGAAGTTGTCGAGCAGGGCCCTATTAGAGAGAGTTGGAAAACTCGGCAACATAAACATTTATCATCAAGTGAACGAAAATATTACCCTATAAAAAATAGGTGTCAATTCTCATGGTATTGTGATGGGAAAAGTGATGTGCCTCGTAACAAAAAAAAGTATCAAGAGTTACTTGACTTATCCAAAGCAATTATGTATAATGAGATATCATTTGTAGATGTTACAGATGGTGCTTTGTTTTATCATGCAGATTATGTAACGCCTGGATGGGCAAAAACAAAACAGAAAACCGTAGAAATACAAGACCATATTTTTTATAGATGGGATACTAAATGACATTTGATGAATACCAAGAATTTGCACGATCAACAGCAATCTATCCAGAAGATTGTAAGGTAACATATCCTACACTTGGTTTGTGTGGAGAGGCTGGTGAGGTTGCAGAGAAGGTAAAGAAGAATATTCGGGATGGTAAATCTCTGGATGGAGTTGGGCTAGAACTGGGTGATGTACTTTGGTATATCTCTGCTCTTGCTGATGACCTTGGTGTAACACTAGAAGAGATTGCACAAGCTAATGTTAATAAGTTGCAATCAAGAAAAGATCGTGGTAAAATTGGTGGTAGTGGAGATAACCGATGAGAAAAACGAAAAAAGAAATTGCTGTTGATTTGTTAGAAAACTCTGTATCAGTTGATCAAGACGATCTTGCAAGAATTAAAAAGCAGTTAGAGGAAGAGCATCTAGAAAAATTAATCAAGGGTTTAAAATAAATGAACATATTTTACCTAGACCGTGACCCTGAGATTGCTGCACAGATGATGTGTGACAAGCATGTGGTGAAGATGATACTGGAGAGCGCACAGATGCTCTCTACCGCCCATCGTGTCCTTGATGGTGATGAACATGCCAATAATGCTGGTATGTACAAGATGGCTCACAAGAACCATCCAAGCACCATTTGGGTAAGGGCCAATTCAGAAAACTATGATTGGTTACAGCAACATATGGAAGCTCTGATGACAGAGTATACATATCGTTATGGTAAACATCATGCAACAGAAAGATTAATTTATTCTCTGTGGGAACATCCTAAAAATATAACTAATGGTGATTTCACTGACCCTCCTATGTGTATGCCAGATCATTGTAAGGATGAGGATACTGTATCTGCATATCATAAATACTATATAATGGAGAAGTCAAATTTTGCAACTTGGAAACGTAGAGATAAGCCGGAGTGGTTTAATGAAGAAAGAAAGTTCGCTTAGAATGGATAGAAATTGGATGGTTGGTATGGGCGGTAAGCCTATCAATCGTTCAGATATTCTTATGAGAGAAGTTGCAGAGATGCAAAAAGCTTTACATGTTTTGCAAATTAGACAAATGGAACTTGTTGAACTTGTAGACAAATTAAAAAATAAAATAACACTTTTAGGTGGTGATCCTGAACAATTGGAGATAAACTTTTAATGCCGACATATACATTTATGGATAATATTACAGGATTTGCTTTTGATGAATTTATGGGTATGAGTGAGAGAGAAACGTATCTAAAAGACAATCCTCATATTAGCCAAGTTCCAGTTATGTTTGCATATGTTGGTGATCATATTATGGGTGCTGGTCCAAAAACTGATGGTGGATTTAATGAACGTATGGAACAAATTGCAAACTCCCATCCAGGCTCTCCTCTAGCAGATAGATATGGCGGTAGTAAAGCAAAATCCCATAAAGAAATTAAAACAAGAGATGTATTGAAAAAGCATAAGGTAATATAAATAAAAATGGCCAGTAAAAAAAATAAAGAAATTAACCATAGTAATCTAGTAACTATTAAATCAATTACTGATAATCAAAAAGTAGTTTTTGACTCTTGGAAAAAGGATAAGAATCAATTTTTGTTTGGTGCTGCTGGAACAGGCAAAACTTTCATATCACTCTATCTTGCATTAAGAGATGTATTGGATTTAAAGAAATCTTATGACAAAGTAGTGCTTGTTAGATCACTTATTCCTACCAGAGAGATTGGATTTCTCCCAGGCGATGAGGAAGATAAAGCTGCATTATATCAAATACCATATCAGAACATGGTGCAGTTCATGTTTGAAATGCAGAACGAACAACAATTTAATAATCTATATGATAAACTGAAATTACAAGGTACATTATACTTTTTATCAACTTCTTTTCTAAGGGGGTTGACATTTGATAATACAATCATTATAGTAGATGAATGTCAGAACATGAACTTTCATGAGCTTGACACAATTATCACCAGAGTAGGGCAGGATTCGAAGATTGTATTTTGTGGAGATTTTGATCAAACAGATTTAGTGAGACAAAATGAGAGAAATGGATTACACGACTTTTTACGAATTTTGACAGAAATGGAAGAATTTAATTGCACAGAATTTACTATTGGAGATATTGTTCGTAGTGGTTTTGTTCGCAGCTATCTTATTAACAAAATTAAGCTTGGCATAGGAATTGAATAATGAATATTGAAAAATTACAAAAAGAATTAGAAATTGATGAGGGGTGTAAATACGAAATATATCTTGATCACCTTGGTTATCCTACTTTTGGCGTGGGCCATTTGGTTCTTGAGTCTGATCCCGAATATGGGTGGGAAGTAGGAGCGTCCATTGATACTGTTAGAGTCAATGAAGCATTTGAAGATGATGTTGAGAGTGTACTGACAGATTGTGAGAAATTATATGTACAGTGGGAACATTTGCCAGAAGAAGTAAAATTGATTGTTGCTAATATGATGTTCAATATGGGATATACTCGCTTGAGTAAATTTAAGGGTATGAAACGTGGCGTTGATGCAAGAGATTGGAATGCAGCAGCAGATGAGATGGTTGACAGTGTATGGTATCGTCAAGTAACCAATCGAGCAGATAGATTAGTTGAAAGAATGAGAAATATATAATAATGACAAAATTTAATCATGTATCAGTGGAATTACCAGAACTAAAAACAACAACAATTGACCAGCAAAGATTCTATGTAACGCCGGATAATAATTATTACCCATCAATCACAACAGTTCTATCAATCCGAAGTAAACAGGGATTGATGGAATGGCGTAAGCGTGTAGGTAATGATGTGGCAAACTATGTTAGCAGAACTGCTGCTGCCAGAGGAACTAAAGTCCACCATATGTGCGAAGATTATCTTAATAATATGGAAAGTGACTGGCCTAATAAATGGAAAGATCATAAGAAAAACTTTCTTCCTTGGTGTCTATTTGGCCAATTAAAAGATAATGTGTTGGGTAATATTAGTGACATATATGCTCAAGAGTGTAGTTTGTATAGTGATAAATACAAGGTAGCGGGTAGGGTTGATTGTATTGCAAAGTACAATGGTGTTCTTTCAATCATTGATTTCAAGACATCAACAAAAGTACGATCTGATGATTGGAACGAAAATTACTATATTCAGGGTTCTGCATATGCAGAAATGTTTTCTGAAATGACAGGGATTGATACAAACCAAGTAGTAATTTTAGTTGTTACAGAAGACGGCACTGTTCAAGAATTCATCAAAGAAAAGGGTGATTATTTGGATGCTTTAGAATCCTCCGTTACAGAATGGGGAAAACGAAATGAAACAGATAGTAGGGGCCTGCCGATTATTTATCGCTAGTGGCATAGTATTTTTAACATTGCTAACACCAATCATTTCAGCAGCTGCTGAAGAAATACCTTTGCAACAGACACAAAAACCTGTATATTGTGGTAATGCCACAAATTTGTTAAATTTTATTACTAAAAAACATAAAGAATCTCCTATTGTAATTTTTAGTGGAGGAAATGGTGTTGAACACCAAATTGTAGTTTTTGTAAATATAAACACTGGCACTGTTTCTGTAGTAGAAAATCGTTCTGGCGGAATTGGGTGTTTAATAGCATTTGGTACTGATGTAATGGTTGTTCCAGTAAAAGAAAAAGAAGGCTCCGGCTCTTGATTATTTTTTAAAAAGGTATTGACAAAATGCATATGATATGGTATAAATATAGTACAGTTTGATGATACGGACTGAAAGTTGTACAGGACTTGGGGGCAGTACCCAACGCCTCCACCAAAAGGAGATTGGTATGATTGTATTAGTATTTAAATACCAAGGGGAGGGTCAAGATGAAGACCCAGACCCTGTTCGCAAAGGAAGCCGTTAAGTGGATGTTTAAGGCTTATGTAGTTTGGAGTATTTGTGCAGATATATTTCTTCTTGGTGGAATTGCGTACCTAATCTTTTTTTGATGGGGGCGAAATAGGATCGACTGGCAGTGTATAGGAAAGTGGAGAATTGTGGATTGACCGCCTTATAGGTCAAATTCGTAAATGCAAACGATAATATTGCATCTCAAGATTACGCTCTAGCAGCGTAGTTGGATAGGGTTTCGGTGGGTTTCCTAGTAACAGAATAACCCACCACTTTATTGAAAAAAGGAGTTGACAAGTAGATATTATTATGTTATACTCTATAAACAATGTCACTGATGATATTGTTATCATCTTGAAAGGATGAATTATACTATGGTTACTACTACTACTCAGACCGCTAAGGTCGCTAATGCACTAAAGAATGGTGCAGAACTTACCGCAAAACAGATTTCAGCACGTTATGGTGTTAAGAATGTTCGTGCGGTGATCAGTAAACTACGTTTAGAAGGTTATTCTATCTATCTGAATAAGCGTGTATCGTCTTTTGATGGTGAAACCTACATGAAGTATCGTTTGGGTACACCACGCCGTGCTGTTGTTGCAGCTGGTTATGCCGCTCTACGTTCTGCGTAAATAAGCATAACGGGTGATGCCGTAATACATCCGTGGGGGGCCATGGTTAGCCCCCCAACTTAATATAATGAAGGATACAAATGATACCAATGGCTTTAATCACAACA